TTGGAATTGAAGTTGACATTGAACCGTCTGACGATCGTCAAACTGCATGGTGAAATCATTCAACAACGCCTGACCGCTGCGGCCAACGTTTGAACCAGTAGCCGTCCAACCAACGCTTATGGCTGCTGCCGCGTTGAACGCCGTGATGATGGCAATCAGAGCCGACGGCTCAGCTTGGTAGGTGTCCGTCTGGACTGACCACTGCTTAGAAACAACGGTCTCCTTAGAGAACAGACCGGTGTCGCTCTTCGTCGTCGTGTCCTCGGCGTTGCCCTGGACGGTGACGGTGCAGTTGGTTTCGTCGGCCACTAACGCGCAAGACGTTTTGAAGTTTTGTCCTTTAATCTTGCTCATCGTCGTCTGTTTTTTGAATTATACATTGATAAGTAATCTTCTGGTAGTAGCAGGGTTTAATCCAATCCCATTCGATGCCTTGCGAAGAGGGGAAGCCTGGTTGTAGTTCTGGTATGTTCTCGTCATCTTCGTACATATCCAATATGTATGACTGGATGGCTGCGCGTACCTTTGCCACAAGATCGTCAACCTCTTTCGGGGTGCTTGCTGCTACATCGACAGATGCCTGCACCATATCGACATTGCTCTCCCATACGTCATCCTTGGTGTCGTAATTGTTTTGAAAGCCGTCGTTTGTCACGATGATATTCGGCAACGGGGTGTTGTCGAGTTCATCTGGCGGTATCTCAAAGCAAGTGCTCACTATGTTACCATTCGTGGCCTCTTGGAGGTCAGCGTCGGCGGTAATGGCATCGAGGAATATATCAGCAAGTGTCTTCATTTGGATTGGTTTTTGTTTTTGAAAAAACGGGCGGTACAGCCTCGCGGGAGCACCGCCCGAAAATCAGAAAACTATGAAACTACTACCTCTGTCGAGAGAGTTTAGATGTCGCTTGTAGAAGCGGGATCGATGAGCTTGATCAACACGAAGGCCTGGGGCTTGTGCGGGTTGTTGTTGTCGCCGCCGTTCACGAGCTTAGACATTTCAACCAGAGAGTAGTCGAGACCCATGCCCAGGGCGATGACGTTGCGGTCAAAGTTGGCCTGAGATGTTCCGTCGATGTTGAACTCAATACCATCAGCGTACACCTGCTCGTTCAGGTAGCCGAAGTGACCGATACCGATGTAACGGTAGGTGGGGTCTTTCGTGCCGATACCTGCACTGTTGAAGGCGTAGTCGATGAACGGAGAGAGCTTGTAGCGGTAACCTACGCACTTGCCGTCCTGTACCACGGTACGGTTCGAGTCGGTAGTGCCGGGGATGAGCTTGGTGAACTGGAGGTCAACCTCGGTGGTCTTATCCATGATGATTTCGGGATCACCCTCAAAGCCCTTGTCATAGAGCTTGGCAACCTCCTTGGCGAGGTTCTTACCGATGTTCTGGTCGAGAGTGAGTTCAACAACAGGACACTTGGCAAACGGCATTTCGAGCTTGTTGTACTCGCCGTGACCATAGACGTGCTGTGCGCGGAAGATAGCCCATCCCTTCTGCAACTTGAAGGTCAGGAAGCCGATGATGTCGAAAGCGGCATTGGCCACTGCACGACGGCTGACTGGCAGAGAGGCAGCGACACGCTGCGGGTTGGTCTTGATGTTGGCGAAGTCGAGCTTCTGTTCAGCCACCTGCGTTACCTCACCCTCGACAGTGAACTTCACGTCGTTGATAGAGTAAGGGATAACCTGTGTTCCGGTCACGCCGGTCAACATCTTCAGGTCGTCGGGCAGTTCAACGCCAGGAACCTTGGTGTCGACGATGGGCTGAATCTCCACGGGGATCAAGCCACCTGCCTCGAGGTTGGCGTTCACGTTCTGGTCGTCGCCAGTGGTCACGGCGTTGGCGAGGATGGTGGTAGCGTTGGCACCACGCTTGTTGACAAAGCAATCCTCAATCAGCGCACGCAGCTCCTTGCCCTTGTCTTCGCGGCTGCGAATGTTGGCAAGTTCTACACCAGAGGCGAGAGCCTTTGCACGGGTTGACAACTTAGCGGACTCGTCAATCAGAGAACGCTGTTCCTTAACTTCCTCGGCGGTCAACTCACGGGTCTTTCCTGCCTCGTCGAGTTCGTCGATACGATTCCAGATAGCGAGCTGACGCTCC